GACGTGACTTCTCGCTCTTCTTTTAAAAATTCTTCCATCATTTCAGCAATCAACACAGCTTTTCTTGCTTCAAGTCTTTGTGTCATGGCTTGTAACTGCTGTGCAACTTGTGGATTTTGTTGGGCCATCTGTTGCATCTGAGCAAGTTGTGGAATTTCTTGTGCAAACTCTAATTCAATTTGCTCTTGTGCCATCAAACTTATGTGCTCCATAATATTTTTTTCCATCGCAGCTGTAATCATAGGATTATTTTTAGCAATATTAGTTGCCATAAAGTTTAAATGCGATGTGATGTGTGCTCTATGGTCTTGACCAGGAAAAGCTTGAAAAGGTTTACCAGCTAAAGCCATAATATTTTCTAATGCAGGATCCATTGGAGCAGGTGGTTGTGGTTTAACTAATAACGTATCAATATTTTTTACACCTAAGGCTTCATACATATTTCTATACGCTTGATACAAATTATGTATTTGCGGATTAGATGTTGCCAGCTGCAACTCTGTTTGCGCGAGGGATATACGCTGAGTTTGTGAAAAGATGTTAGGGTCCGCAACTGGCAGTATATCTACTCGATCATCAAAGTCTTGTTGTTTAATCATTCTTTGACCCCCAACTACATCATATGGATATTCCGGTGGTAGATATAATTTGAATACTCTTGCTAGCATTTTAAATTCTTGTTTTAAAGAAGAGTAAATTCTTTTGTGTATTGCGGACATAACTCTTGATCCTCTTTCCAGAAGAGCAACAGTTGTTCCAACAGCCGCTTGTTGATTACCATCACCGACTTGCATATCTGCAATCGATGCAAATCGTTGACCAGCTGATACAACAACACCCATTAATTGTAATAATGTTTGAGATGGTTCTTTAAATGGTAACATCATAAACGAATCTTTTAAGTTACCACCCGGTGCATCTACATCTCTAAACTCACCAGGTTGAATTGATTGCGCGTCATCTCTAATTCTAATGCCACGCATTTTAAATCCTGCGGGTAGGTTGGAGAGCGTACCCGCATCCAATAATTGACGAAGAGCTGCAGTTGCAGTTCTAGACAGACCACCAATCATATGGATGAGACCAAAGCCGTAAAATCCTAGTCCCGGTAAAAACTTAAAGTGGACAAAGTATTGGATCTTCTCTTTCTTTGGATCTCCAATTTCGTAATTTCTTCTAATAGCTAAAACTTGTCTTGTAGCTTCTTCAACAGTTACAATGTAAGGAATTTTTATTCCTGATTGTTCACCCGTTTCTTGATCTTGATCTTCAAAACCTTCAAGGTCTAAATTAACATGACACTCTAGCAAAGTATAAATGTCATCGTCTTTAGATTTTCTTTGACCTTCTAGTTCTCGTTCTTTTTTCTCAACTTCGTTTTCTTGATAACCAGGTGTACCTAATTCTACATCTAAATAAAAACCTGCAACTTGTTGTTTTCTTAATTCGTTTTTAGAAATTTTAACCCGGTGGATGATTGCTTCCGCATCGTCTAATGAGGTAGCCGAATAGGGAACAATCAAATCATCCGCAGGTACAAACTTCGATGTTGCTTTACCAGAAAGTTCATCAAAATAAACTTTCTTAAATGTTGAACCTGCTAATGGCAGATAGAACAACATTGAATCGAAGTCGGGCTCATAGTCATGCATTTTTTCCATGAGCTCATAGTTCATATAATCTTTTACTCTTTGAGCTTGTCTTGTTTTTTCTTCGCTAGGTGCACCAATAGATTGTGTTCTAACGGGTCCATCTGCTGGTAATAATTCTTTGTAAGCTAAAGCTTGAAACTGTGTTACAGCTTCTGCAAGAACAGGGTGAGTTGCACCACTTGCCCCTTGAAATGGTTCAGTTCTCATATCGTATTTAAAACCTAATAAGTCTAAACCTTGTGTGTAAGTTTTTTCCCAATCTTTTCTGGACATGTTGTAGTCCATATATTTTTGAGTTAGATCAGATCCTAGTTCTCCTAAAACATTATCGGGTAAAAATTCTGCTAAGTTTGCATAGTGTTCATCACTACCTTCTGGTGAAGCGGCATTAGGATCGAAGTCAACTGTAACTGACCCATCCTCTTCCTCGACCATTTCTACTGGTCCTTTTTTAGTTTCTTCAACAACTACTTCTTGTTCAATAGCTTCTTCAATTTTTTCTTCACCCGGAATATTAATCGATGATCTTGGCCCTTGTGTTAGGGCTTTGTCTATTTTGTCTGCCATTTGTTTTCTCCAATTTAACTGTTTTAACAGTATTATAGTTTAAATTCAACCCTTGTGGATCAGGTCCTGATTTAGGCGGCAGGAGCCAGGTCTTAGGGTAATTTGATGTTTTTGATTTGGTCATTGTATTTCCCGAATGTTGATTGTCCTACTTCTTCAAAATCATCTGTCATCTGTCCTAAATCTTTTGCTCTCTCTTGTGCAGCGAATTCAGGGTCATTTCTTCTCATATAGTTATTAATTGCTACATTTGGATCTCCAGAATCTAAGGCCATTAATTGGTCTGTTTTAGATAACTCTATTCCTTGTTCTTTAGCCAAGGCTCTTGCATCAAACAAAGCTTTAGTGCCTACAGCATATCCTACAGGTTTAATAACTTTACCCGCTGTTTTTAAAACTTTACCTGCTCCTGAAAGTATTTTATCTTTTAATCCAGCTTTCTCAAATTTTAATGCATCTGCTTTAATTTGTTTTCTTAATGCACTTGCTTGTTTATTTGTTAAATTTTCTAATTTTATTCCAGGTTGTTTTTGATTACTGCCTCCAACTTTTTTAGCTGTAAAATCTATAACCGTTGCATTTTCATCAAATACTGGAACTACTTTATTAAAACCAATTAAGTTTTTATATTCGTTAGGTAATTGTTTAGTTGCATTTTTAACAATTCCCTCTGCTTGATTATTTAAAGTTTCTATTTTTTTTAAGTAACCATCAGATTGAGCATTAATTAAATCAGAAATATTATCTGCTATGTTATTTAATTTTCTATTATAAGGAGCAAGAGTTCTATTCATCTTTTCAGAAATAATTCCAATATCATTTGTATCTAAAGGAATTTCACCACCAATATTCATAATGTGGTGAAACTGAAAATTTTTTGTTCCTTTTTGAAAAAACGGAGCATTTCTTTTTAAAGCTTTTTCTCTCTTTACAACATAGTTTGGTTTACCTTCTTGATTAACTGCGAGACCTTCTGTGGGACCTTTTTTTCCGCCAGTGGTGGTCCCTTGTCGGATACCTCCTCTTTCTTTTACCGTTAAAGATTTCCAAAGTTCTTCGCCTTTTTTATTATATTTATCTCCATATACTTTTTCAGATATTTCTATTTCAGAGTTAGTGGGTTTACTTATTCTTTTGCTTTGATCTCTTGCGCCACCACCTTTATTTGCTTTAGATATTTTTACAGCTTCATCAAATTCTTCTTTAGTATCAAAAAATCTTCTAGCTCTTTCTCCATCTATTTTACTTCTTAAAACATACTTACCTGTATTAGGTCCTGTTTTAAGTAATCCTCCTTCTACAAAATTCTCTCTTTCAAAAGCCTCAATTTGATCTCTAATTTTATCTTTGTCTTCTCTTAACTTGTCATAGATTCCTGATGCCTGTTCCTCGTTTAATTGACCCTTGGTCAAAGCTTCTTGGATAAAATAATCTAGCAACCGGATTCTGGATTCAGGGCTTATGCCTTGTGAAACTGATTTTAAAGTTTTAAGTTTGTCAGCAAAACTTCGTTCAGGTTTTGGTAAAGGTTTAGGTGTGCCGTCAGCGAACTTTGCTCGCCTGACCATCCATGCGTAGGCTTCGTTATAATGATGGAGTTTCAAATTAAACTCCTAAGATACCGGGTAATCCTCCAGCTCGAACACCTGCTCTGGCTTGACCAAGTTCCATTCTTATGAAATCATCTATTTCCATAATAGGCATTCCAGGTCTTTGTTCGTTCATTTCGTACTGATACTGTTTGTACATTTCAATTTCGTCATCAGAATAACTACCAGGGCTGTATCCTGATGCCATCTTCATTTCTCCAGCCATTTCTCTTCCGCCAGATTGCATTTCAAAATAAAATTCTTTTAGTTCATCAATACTTTTAGGTCTTCGTCTTTTTCTTTTGATAAATTCTTCTACGATCATTTCCATCGTAACACTTGGATCAATTTTTCTTGCTGATGCTAATTGTGCGATACCTTCTTCTTCCATAGGTCTACTTCCTTTTAAAATATTTTCGAGATCGCCCATGGGATCCATGTCGATTTCTTTGATTTTTATATTATTCCTTTTTATGTAATCAGTCAAGGATTCTCCGCCCTCAACTCCTACACCAGAGTTGTAAGAATCTATTACATCTGCGTATGTTTCAAATTCCATTAATAGTACACCTTTTGTCGTTTTGGCAGTAGTTCATCCTTATAATCTTCAGGGTGTTCTACTAAACCACCTTGTCTAAATTTCATGACAGCTTGGGTCATACTATCGACCAAGTCATCATGATCGCCATATGGGAAAGCTGCACATTCTTCAATAACTTCTTGTGCGAACTCCATTTCTTTGGGCGCCCATATTCGGCCACTCTCAAACAGAGGTGATACCGAGTTAACCCTAGTGTGCTTATCATTGCCTTTACTAGGTGTAAAATTTATAACAGGAATACCCATCTTACGCAACTCATAAGTTAAAGGTAGTCCAGATGCCTTACTCTCGATTATAACAGTTTCTGGATTCCAGTAGCCGTATTGTTCAAGCGCGATCCTACGCAACTCAGGAAATTCGACTCGTTCTTTAAACGCATCTAACAAAATTAAATTAGCTGGTTCATCTTCAGAAGGACGAAATACTCCCCATGTCGTTATCGCACTAAAGTCTGCTGTTTGTTTTTTCATAAAAGCTGTGTCGTAAGATTGTATAACGTGCTCTAGGACTGGCATCTCTTCGTGTTCCCAATCTTGCCACCATTCTCTTTTTATTAAAGCTCCTTCTTCTGAAGTAGGCTTTTGCATATACTGAGCATTCCATTTAGAACCCGGTATAGATGCTTTCACACCTTCTAAATCTTTTATATTCCAATACTCTGGCCAACATGGTTTACCCGAGGGCATAATAGCAGGGAACTCAATTACTTCCCACTGATCAGCTTTAACTTCTTTTTGTGCAGAAATTAATTTACCTGTTAAATCTTTTTCATTCCATCTTGTCATAATCAACAAGATTGATCCGCCAGGTTGTAAACGTTGTCTAGGACCTGAGGTATACCATTCAAATGTTCTGTCTAATGCTTGTGCATTCATAGCGTCTTGTTCAGTGTGTGGGTCATCAATGATAAGTAGATCCGCACCCCGTCCAGTGATTGCCGATCCTACACCCGCTGCATAATACTCACCACCTTGTTGTGTTTCCCATTTACCAGCAGCCTGTGAATCTTCTTTTAATCTAGTTTGAAATACTTCTTTGTATTCTGGTGAATCCATAAGTTGTTTTGCTTTACGACCAAACCTAACTGATAACTCAGTTGTATTAGTTGATTGAATAATTTTTAGTTTAGGATTTTTACCCACCATCCAAGCAGGGAGTAAGTACGAACCAAACTCTGATTTGGTATGTCTTGGTGGCATATTGATTATAAGTCTTTTAATTTTACCAGCAGCTAGTTTGTTAAATTTATCTGCTATCTCTTTGTGATGTCTACCTTCAATAAAATCTGGCCACACATGTTTTACAAAGGTTAAAAAATCAGATTGTATCTTAGATTCTTTTGTTTTCTGGTCATGCTTATTCATAAGCAAAGCCAGCTCACGTCTAACATCAGCAGGTAGTTTATCTATATTTTTTAGTTTTTCTTTATCTATTTTCATTTCAAAAAAATTTTCCGCAAAATTTTTAGAGGTTGATTTTGAAACCCGTAAAGTATTTTTCTACCATGTTTATCTAAATCATGCAAATCTAGTGTAGGTTGTAGGATCCTTAGTCTAGATACAAAAAAGCTTTTTTTAGAAATTTGCAAAATTGAGATTGGTCCTGGGACCACTATGAATTGTTAGCTGCGGCGCCTCCCCACTTCGTTGCTTGGTCTCCATGGTTCTCTGCGCCACAACCTATAGGTGTATTCACCTATTAATCAAGAAGCGTCATGTAAGCTTTAGGATTAAGACGACTAAACTTATCCAAAGCCTTTTGCATTTTATCCCACTGCTCTAATGCCTCGTGATAAAATACTCTATCATGCAAGTATGCTTCTTCTACTGTCAAGAATTCTCTTGCGCCAGTAAATCTATTTCTTCTTTCCTCTGTTTTCATATCTGGGATCATATAGGATAAATCTATCACTGTCAACCCCTATTATTTATTCCTTGCCATTTCCCAAACACAAACCACAATCATAAACATAAATAGTAATTTTATTTCTATTGGCATTAGTTCCTCGCTTTCCTGTAAGTTATCATTGGGTTAATGCACGTTGTATATCTTCCTAAAACTGTATCCCAGAAACACATATACTTTTTGCCTCCCTGTTCCCAGACTCTGCAACCCTCTTTGTTTAAGTTGCCGACTCTGAATATTGTTTTATTATATTTTATAGCTTTCCACGAAACTACAAAATCTGTTTGGTCTTCTATCGTTTTAATTATATCTTTCATAATAAGAGTATCCTATATTAAATAGGATACTCTGTCAAGTCTTAATTAACTGGCCTGTTTAAAGTTTGGAAGCGCCTGAATATCAGTGTTCCAAGTTAAGCCAATCTTTTTAGATACGTGGTCCAGTGCAATAGCCAAGCTATCAGGGGTTCCGCTTTCCATAACAACATCAAGAGCTTTTTGTTTAAGTTCTTTAAGCTGTCGGAGTTTTGCACCCTCGGGCCTTTTTTCTATTTCACGTTCAGCAAGTTCGGAGGCCCACTCTCTTAACTGTTCCTCACAATCAGACAAACTTAACTTATCGCCATAACCTCCATTATTTCTTAAGCTATAATTTAAGTCCTGATCTTTTGGTTTTTTCTTATTAAAAAAAGTAAGAGCTGTTGCCCTTGCCTCCTCTAACATTTTTTCTGCTGCTCTAAATTTATTAATGATTGTATCTGCGCCAATCTTTTTAGATAATTTGGAAACAGCTTTATCAGTTGCCTCGGTTTTAAATTGCTTGACCAATAATTCCTGGTCTCGGATCATTGGTTCAAACTGTCTGTTCACTTTATCTTTAAAGTGATCTAACTGATACTTAGTCATTGTTTTACTCATAATTATATTTCCTTTCTGTATCCCACACTATCCTATATCTAATATCTTGTCAAGTCCTATTCCTGCGCACAACCTGGAGTTGTATAATTCAGTTTAGAATGGTTCTAATGTAGTTTTTTTATTATATACACTAACCACCATCCCCAGCCACCGTCCAAGTGTATAGGATAATTTAGGATACGTCAAGAAAATAATTTAAGTTATCCACAAATTTATTTTGGTCCTTGCCTCATTGTTGCCTTATTTCTCCTATATACTCCTAATATGACAGAACAAGAAAATAAATTAAAAAACTTACCAGATAATTTTCAGTTGTCTGATAAGCAAACTTTTATATTAATAAAAGATTTATTTGAGATGGTTAAAGATAATAACAAACTCATAAATCTTTTAGATAAACGAATTAAGTTATTAGAAAAATAATAACTTATGTCAGTACCGGTCCTGGAAGATAGCCATTGGACCGGTACTGATCCCTGGACGAGCCCTTAGATCCTTGCTATAGCCCGGATCTATAAAGACAAGTGATGTGTGAATTAACATAGGGTACTTGGCGTCCTGGGATCAGTTGATCAAACTTGCTGGCGGGCTCTCCCGACCCTGTCCATGGACAGCAGCCTTGCCCGGAGGGGCAAGCAGCAAGCTTCAGGCGTCAAGCTTGACAGGTAAAAGATTTGATGGTATAGGATTATAAAGGAGAAATTATGAATACAAAAAAAGCGTTAACAATTGTCGGAGGCCTAAGCAAGCCTTCAAAGATGCCTGGATGGGCGTATGGATTACCTGCTAAAGAATGCAAAACAGGTTCCAAGCTGGTGAAGGTTAAGGGCAGCGTGTGCGAAGGTTGTTACGCTCTCAAAGGCTGTTACGTGTTCAAAGTTGTGCAGGATGCGCAGTATAGAAGACTGAAGGCCATCAGGTCACCACTATGGACCGGAGCAATGGCTCTATTAATTAATAGTAAGAAATCAAAAGAATTTAGATGGCACGACTCGGGCGATGTTCAGGACGAAGAACACCTGCTAAAGATCTTTGCAGTTGCAGGGATGACGCCTTCAGTTAAACATTGGATGCCAACGCGGGAAGCATGGGTCAAAGCCTTCCTGCCTCTATGTCCTAAGAATTTAATAATAAGGTTTTCTGTTCCGATGGTGGACCAATCCAGGCATAAGGCACCCAAGGAATGGAGAAATACTTCTACAGTTTCAAGTGATTTAAATAAAACGTTTACTAGTGAGGGTCACTTCTGCCCAGCTCCTACACAAAATAATGAATGTAAAGATTGCCGGGCTTGTTGGAATGGACAGATCCGAAACATAGTATATGGTAAACACTAAATGCTAGTATTTAAACACCCTAAATATTATCAAGAGCTTAGGAAAAAAAGAAAAGAATTCCTAAGGCAACAAGCACAAGCACAAGCACAAGCAGGTGAGGCTCAAGCTACAGAGACTCAAGCTTCAAGCAGCAAGCTTCAAGGCCCAAGCTGCAAGGGTCAAGCTTCAAGCCGCAAGCGTCAAGCTCCTTGATATCCTTCCCCTCATAAAGTTTTACTTGGTTAAGGGAGAGGGCCTTAACCATGATAAATGTATTCTTCGGATGAGTACAGTGAAATGAAAATTGATGTGGAGAAAAGCGAATTGTGTTTCCCCGTGTTACTTTTAATTCGATAGTGAAAAAGTGGCCAGAACTATTATAACCCAGTATATCAGGAGTCCCCCATGCAGCACTATTTTCCAAGCGTGTAAATGATAATTTGCAATTATTTTTAGTAGCGAACGTTTTAATCTCATGCCAAAATTTTCTTTCTGGTTTCACTACTACAACTTCTTAATTACCTTTCCCATTTTCCACTTTTCAGGAGTTATTGTGAAGACCAATCGATGAGATTCTCTTACTCCTATTAATTTATTTTGCAAGAGTTTCATACCATTGATGTCATAAAATTCTCCATTGGGCAGCAAGACTTGAACACGTGCGTTGGCAGCGACCTCACCTTTCATAAATTTATCTATAACTTGTCTTAATATCTTTCCAGTAAACATAGGTTGCAATATAGTCTAAGTTGTATTATATATCAAGTATGTTTGATAAGGTAATTTATAACACATTACATTGGATTATGGGCTGGTCAGGTAAAATTAATTCTTGGTCATGGCGTAAGCATGCTAAAATGTTAGAAGACAAAAGACAAAAAGAAAACGAAGAGTACGTTAAGGAACTTCAAAAAAAATTATAATGGGTCTACCAAAAAAATTAACCGAGCAGCAAATGAGATTTGCATACGAACTTGTTACAAATGAAGGCAGGAAAACAGCAACAGAGTGTGCTGTCGATGCAGGTTTTAGTAAAGACTCGGCTAGACAATACGCTAGCAAACTACAGAATCCAACCCTATACCCACTTGTAGTACACTACATTGGAACTTTAAGAGAGGAGTGGCAAAAGAAATACGAAGTTACTTACGATAGACACATAGCAGAGCTTAGTAAGATTAGACAAGAAGCTCTTAAAAAAGGGGCGTGGTCAGCAGCTGTCAACGCTGAAGTTGCACGCGGAAAGGCTGCAGGTCTATATATTGAGCAGAAGATAATACGAACTGGTAAACTAGAAGACTTAACAACAGAAGAACTAGAACAGCGAATGAAAAGAATAATCGACGACTATTCTCCGCTTCTAGAGGGAGTATCTGAAGAAGAATTGAAAGAAAAAGTAAGACAAAAACCAGAATTGCTGACAGATAAATCAGAGTAAAACCTTTTCCATTTTAATAATACACCCACGTGGGAAAACATTCCTATCCGAAAACAATTCATCATTCTGTTCGTAGCTGGCAAACGTTCTAATATTCTTTGTATCTCTATTTAAAACATAACCGTGAGTTACCATTATTGATGGCATCATACCCTCTGCTGTATGTAAATCAGCATGCGAGCTATCACCCGTGATATCCAACCACGTAATTTTGTAGAAGTAGTATCGCTTCTTCTTGATTGTCACTGATTTATATTTTGATTTCTTTGCTACCATAGTGTTTTTCTACAGGATTTTCAGGTTTTTACAAAACGCAAATCGTATCTCGCGCGAAGGGTTTTTGAGACACCTTGAGACACCATTGAGACACCTTTGAGGCAGTACATTAACTAGACATACCAACACTTTTAAGCCATTGAGACAATGATCCGGTATGTTTATCTTTTTTATTTTTATTTTTTTAAAAAAGATTTTAAAATATACTATGGGACGCCTCAAAACGATGGACATTCAAACTCCTCAGTGTTTCCAGGTTCCTGGAGCTTGGGTCTTGGTACATGATATTTCCAGTATTCATCTACTTTTCTTAGCCATTTGTAACATCTCGCCTTAAATTCGTCAGGTTCTAGCCAAAATTCGGTCACATCTCCACCCATCACACTAACTAGAATCAATCCAGATTGTATGTTGGTTCCATACATATCATTATGAGCCATAGCATAAGCTGCCGCTTGGTTAAAATAATCCTCACATTGAGATTTAGTCTTTGGATTATTGCTTTGCTTAAAGTCTATGATACACTCCCGATTTCTATACACTCCTACAACATCGGCTGTGCCAGCGTAGAGTCCTTCATAAGCTAGCATAATCTCATTACCCCAGACTTCATTTAAATTTTTTAAAAATCCATGGTCAATTATGTTTTGAGCCAGGACGCCTGCTTCTTGACCCAATTTGGTCAGGTCAGCATGACGGTCGCCAGTCATCTCACCTTCAAGAATCCTATGCATAATCGTACCTCTTACTCCAGCTTCATTTTTAATACGTTCAGCCTCGTCTTCACCGACTCGTTGACGCCACCTCGCAAGGGCTATTGACTTTGATTGGTCTGGAACTGCGGATAGGATGGTCGTAACACTTGGTAACTTCTCACCCCATTGATACTTTCTCATACCATCGACTTGAACTCTAGCTTGTTCAGGAGTTGTTATATATTTATATTTCATTAGTTAACCTTTCTATATTCATCTAAGCTTACCACATTATCTTTAGTTGAGTAATGATCAATGACTTCTTGTATCTTTGGTAGTTTCGTGTGGGCGTGAGGCCATAGCAATAGACACACGTAATACGCGTCTCTGAATGTACAACGCCATCGGTATTGCATTAAATATTTTGTACCATCTTTGCGTTTACCTTTACGTGGTTTTTTATTTAATGTACCAACACCCAATACTTCGTGGACCCATAGGAGTACCGATTGATCCGTCATGGTTATCTCCATAGATAATCGCATGCTATTAGACATGCGATAACCAGGTTTTCCTTTGTGTTTCTTTTTCTTTTCCCATCCTCGTTTGATGTGAATACTACCTTCACCATCAAACAGCCCAGCTATGTAGGCTATTTCTGTCTCTCCAGGCATATTTTAGTTTTCCCTTTTTCTATTGTTTTAAATCCATCGAAAGTCAAAGATTCAGCTATTAAATCCATTCGATACGTATCGATGTCATCAAAAATAAATCTTGTTCCTTTACGACTTCTATTGGCAAACCAGGTCGCTTCTCTCATCACAGCTTCTGTTGTGTGAGGCCCATCAAAGAAAACTAAATCATAGTGGTTTACTAATTTCTTTTTACCATTGTAATAAATAGGTACACCATTACCGAAAGCGTTCATGTATTCTGTATCTTCTAATTGGAATAGGACTGTTTTCTGGTGGTGTGCAAAATTTTTATTAAAAGTTTCTTTCATTGAATTAGGATAGGTGGGGCGTTTGAAAGAGCCATCAGGGTTTTTTATAGGTTGTTTGTTGTCATCAATCCAGTAAGCAACAAACCCTTCTTTTTGATCTATATGTTTGTAATCAATATCTCCGTAAGGATCTATCCCTATATGAACATGTGGTTGTTTAATTGTTTCACAAATTACATGAGAACTATAACCTTCCCTAACTCCTATCTCCAGTGTAGTTATAAAATCAGTTGACATTACATTCAATTGATCAGTCCACTTAGCTAGTAAACTATACTCTAAACTGTCACCACTTATCATAGTTTCTCCGGTTCAAATGATTTTAATACATCTAACTTTTCTTGTGCGTTAGCTATCTTATCAACTAATTTATCACACTCGTCTATGTGCTGCGGATGTTCACCAATACCTACGGAGTTTTCTAAATAAATTTTTAAAGTTGCATCTGCATGGGCAATGTCAGCTTCATACTTTGCCTGCAGCGCATCTAGGATTGCTCTTCTCATATTATTACTCCCACTATAAATCCAACTATAAAACCTGCTGTAGTTAAAACTATCTCAGTTCTATACAAAAGACTCCATGTTGATAATTGTTGTTTCCATTTTTTATTATTAATGCTGTATTTTCCGAACAGTATCATCGTCATCCTCCACTTCTATTTCACCTTGGTTATTACAAAAATCACAGTCGGCCCACTGTTCCTCCCTTGCTTGTTCAAATGGTACACGAATAAAACCGTTACCATTACATACGGTACATATTTTCTTCATCTTTATTCCTTTCATTAAAAAATTTTTTAGCTTTCATTCTAATATATTCGTGATCAAAACCTGCGTATTGACATACTAACACAAAATCTCGATTAGGATGTAAGAAATAATCTCTTGCTGATTGCATAAAAAAATCG